ATCTTCGACCGGATGGACAAGCAGGAGTCCAGGCTGGAGACCCACATCTGTTCCCTCGCCGAGACTCATGTCCGCATCATCGACCGGATCGCCAAGATGGAGGGCCAGATGGCGGTGCAGAACATGATGACGCAGATGCGCGAGGAGTGGAGCAACCCACGGCACCCGCGCCACGAGGACGCGCCGAGATGAGTCTGCCGGACTTCTCCGACGATGAACTGCGATGCAAGGGGTCGGGTCTCCTGATCCTGGCACCGGGGTTCGGGCAGGCGCTGCAGGGTCTGCGTGATGCGTTCGGCATGCCGATGATCATCAACTCCTGCTGCCGGTCGAAGGCGCACAACGAGAAGGTCGGGGGCCACCCCCGGTCGCTGCACATCTGCGACGATCCGCCTCGCATGACCGGCGGCACCTGTGCGGTCGATGTCCGCATGGTCGAGGGAGAGCAGGATCTGTCGCGAGATCTCCTGTCCAGGATCGCCTGGGAGCGCGGCTGGTCGATCGGGTATCACCCCAGGTTCCTGCACCTGGACCTTCGCACCGAATACGCGGGCCTGCCCCAGGCCAAGTTCAGCTACTAGGAGGAGGCCGAGATGTTGGAGTCGATCTGGATGCAGGCGCTGGCGATGGTGCTGGGTGTGCTGACCCATGTGTTCGCCGAGATCCGGGAGTTGCGGCAAACAGAGGGCAACGGGTTTCACATGAAACACTATCTCGTGGGGTATCCTTACCGGAACCTGGGGATGGTGACCACCGCGATCGGTGCGTTCTTCCTGATGCAGGAAAGCGGCCAGCTATCATTTGCAGCGGCCTTCGCTGCGGGGTACACGGTAGAGAGCCTCGCAAATAAATTCTCCGACCGCGTATCCAAGGTGACCTGATGCTGAACTTCATCGACTCCATTGCCAATGTCCTCGTGTTTCTCGCCATCGGCCTGGGCCTTGCCTTCGCCGGGGCGATGAAGGCGTTCTTCTCTGAGCGCCGGGAGAAGAAGGTCGTGGAGCGCGAGCTCGAGGACGAGAAGCGCAGGGGCAACCTGACGAACAAGGTGCAGACCGCGCTTGAACTGGCCCGTCGCGAGGGCATCGCGGGCGAGGAAGAGGCGGTGCGCAATGCGCGTGATGGGCGCCGCGATCACTTCGAGTCCGAGAAATGAAAGGCCTGGTCGTTGCCCTGGCGCTGGCCCTGGGTGGGTGCTCCCTCCCGGTGCGCTATGTCACGGTTCCGCTGCCCGAGCCGCTGCCGCCGATCCTTCCGGCGGTCCAGGAGCACGAGCTCCAATGCCTGTCTGACAGCGCCTATGAGCGGCTGGTGGTTCGGGAGAAGCGCCTGCGCGCCTATGTCGATGAGTTGCGGGCCGTGATCGAAACCCACAACCAGGGGGTCGAGCCGGAATGAATGTGGTGGTCGCATGCTCTGCTGTCACCGCGCTGATCGGCAGCATCGCCGGGGGCGTGTGGGCGCTCGAGGCCCGCATGGAGGCCAAGTTCGTGCCGGTCTCGCAGTTCGAGAAGTTCTACATCAACAACCTCCAGGCTCAGATCCGTGAGCTCGAGCGGCTGATTCGCGAGGAAGAAGACCCTCGCCTGCTGGAGATCCTGGAAGAGGATCTGGAGGGGTTGCTTGATGAGTACTGCCTCGAGGTCGAAGACCCGCGCAGATGTGACGAGTAGCCAACAGGAGACCATGATGAAACGACTAGTGCTTGTGATTCTCACCTTGCTGATCACCGCCCCGCTGTGGGCCGCCGTGGACAAGGGCGTGTCCTGGTTGCCGCCGACCGAGCGGGTGAATGGCGATCCTCTCAGCGCGAGCGAGATCCAGGGGTATGACCTGGAGTGCCTGACCGAGGGCGGCGCCCAGGTTTACGCAACTGGCATCCCGGCGGGCGATACATCGCATACAACGGCAGAGGTGTTCGAGGCTGGCAGCTACTTCTGCCGGATGCGCACGATCGACACCGATGGCCTCGTGTCTGATTGGGGGCAGTCTGCGGTTTTTACTGTTGGGCGGTGCGAGACCAGCGACTGTCGCCCGATGCCGCCCCGGTCTATTACTGTCGAATTCTAGAGCCGCGTCCCCCGAAGCGTTCGGGGTGTGCTCTGTTCAGATGAAACCCGCCCGCCCCGGAGATCCGAGGCGGGCGGTTTCTTTAGGGGAAGTCTTCTTCTTCTGGCGGGGTCTTCCCGATGTCATCCCACGCCTCGTCGTATCCGCGCCGCATGCCGGTGTGGTATCCGCTGGTGTAGCCGAGCACTCCGACGATGATCAGGACGAGCGGGAACACATAGATCGCGGCCTCGTTCATCCGTCCTCTCCCGGCTCACGGCCCTGCTCTGCGGCCTCGTACTCAGCGGCCCAGCTATCGTCCTCGATCGGCGGCGGTGCCTTCTTGGCTTGCTGCGCCTTCACGATCTTGGCGGCCCTGGTCTCGCGCTCCGGGGCACTCACGGGTTCCTGAGGCTCCGGGTCCTGGACCGGCATGTCCTCGTCGAACATCCCCTCCACGCCCGCATCCATGTGCTCGCGGGTGATGGACTCTGCGATCTCGTCGAAGCCTTCCAGGCCGTAGAGGATCTTGGCGATCCGGTTGATCACGGTCTTGCGCCACATCTCCGGGGCATGCTTCTGCCACGGACTGTAGTCCTTCTCGCTGTCGCGGGCGCTGGCCTTGGCTCGCAAGATGTCCTCGCGGGTCATGACCTCGCGCACCTTGCGGCCATCGGGCAGGGTGGCGATGGCATAGGCCAGCATCATCTCGCCACGATCGCCACCTAGCATGGGCACATGGATGATCTTCGCATCGTCGCCCAGGGTGTAGCGGAACTCGTCGTTGGCGTAGACCACCTGTGCATCGACGGTGACCTTGTGCTTGTAGAACTGCTTGCGACGGCCCGCGACCATCGGCAGCCATTGCACCTTGGCGACCCACGAGTCGCCCTCCTTCGTGCGGTACACATTGAACACGCCCTCGCGCCCGTCGGGCAGCAACCCGTCCTGCGCGGCGCGGTGGCATGCGTGGTACAGCGAACTGCGATCCGCATCGAGGAGGCGCGGGTTGTTCTGCACGGCGGTCAGGGTGACGCGCATGAACTTCTCGCGGTTGACTCCAGGCGGGAGCACGGCATTGAACTGCTGCTCCATGCGGGAGAGGTTCTGCGCCAACTGTTTGGCTGGCGACAGGGCGATGGCATTCTCAGTCATTGTCTTCCTCCTCGTGGGTGTCGGTCGCGTCCTCGATATTCACGCTGCCGTTCACGCTGAAGTCGATGATGTCATCTGGCGTGGCCGGTCGGATGTCGATCTGCGACAGCAGATGCCGCCGCACCTGGGCCTTGTTCTCTGCCCGGATGAGGCGGACATCGTTATCGTCGATCGCGTAGCCGATCTCGGCGTAGTAGATTCGATTCTTGCTCATGGTTCAGTCCTTCTTGGGTTTGGCTTTGGTGACACGGAACGACCGATACCCCTTGCGGGTGTAGGCCGGAATCTCTGTGGGGGCGACGATGCCAGCGGAGACCTTGTAGCCGTCCGCGATCACCTTCTCAGCATCGCCGACGATCTCCATCAGTCGGGCGCGGGCGGTGCGCTTCTGCAGATCTGCCTGTTTCGCGAGTTCGGAGGCGAAGTTGTACTCCTGCAGCAGCGAGGTGACGGTCGGGTTATCGCGCAGATCTGCGACCTTCCCCGGTTCTGCATGCTGGTACAGGGCGATCACCGCGTCGGCATCGTCGGGCATGATGGGTGACGGTTCCTCGTCGCGGTCGATAGTGCTCCAGAACTCGACCACCTTCTCGCGCAGGGCTTCGCCGAATTTCGGATCGCGCATCACGGGCAGGGCGAGCAACTGGTTGCCACCGACGAGCGGCGTGATCACCGCCCAATTGCGGGTCTGCATCACCTCTAGCTGGTGCTGCACTTGGATCTCGATGTGCGTCGGCACGGGCTGATCGTCCGCGTCCCATTGGTTGCGGTGAATGAACAGATCCACATTCTTCGCTTCGAGGATGCCGGGGCCGTGCTCGCGGTAGAGTTCCCTGAAGGTCGCATCCTTCCCTTCCCAATCGTCGCGCAGCCCGACCACCTCGTAGTCGAACGATGCGCCCATGCGGGCGTGGGGGAGGCGGATGTACTTATTCAGGGCGCGCACCTTCACGCCGTAGCGCTTGCTGAACACCTTCACGATCACCGGCTCCATGGCGAGTCCGAGTTCCATGCGTTCTGTCTGCTGGATCTCGACGATCTCGCGGTTCTTCTTCTGGTGCCAGAGTTCAAAGGCGGTCGAGTAGGGGGAGAGGTAGAACAGCGCGGAGGTCTCCGTGCTGGTCACATCTTCCGTGCGCAGCCGCAGCCAATGGTCGCGGTCGCTGGGTGTGATTTCGAGGCGCTGCATTAGAGGCACTCCAGGTAGTCACGGAACTTGTCCGACACCATGCAGTCGGGCAGGGGGATGAACCCCTCCTTGATGTCGAGGTACACGGCCATGATGTCCACCTCGTCCTCGTACCAGCGGGCGATCACGGCGACCTGAATGGCGGCCCCGGACGGCTCGTGGATGAAGCACTCGTCGTAGTGGACGGTGGCTTTCCTCAAGGCAGCGATGGCCTGGAGGTCTTTGGTTTTCAGCAGCATTGTCTATCCCCTGAGGTGGTGGTTGTTATGTTGCCTTTATAGCAAAGTGTTGCCATCCGGTCAACGCATGATTATGCTCTGCGGCATGAGAGTAGATCCTGCCACTTTGGTGATTGAGCGGTTCGGGGGCATCCGTGCCCTGGCGGGCCTGCTGGGGATCGAGCCTTCGTCGGTCATGCGCTGGCGTGAGCGGAAGATCGTGCCGTCCTCCAGGATGCGCGACCTGATGCGGTTGGCAGACCAGGCGAAGGTGAAGCTGACGGCGGACGAGTTGATCTTCGGCGGCGAGGTGTAAGTGCAACTGCGTCCTTACCAGCAGGGTCTGCTGGATGAGGCGCGGGCGCACCTGAAGGCCGGGGTCAAGTCGATCCTCCTGCAGCTACCGACCGGCGGCGGCAAGACCGTGATCACCGCGACGATGCTGGGGCGGGCTGCCGCCAAGGGCCACAGGTGCGCCTTCGGCGTCCACCGACGCGAGCTCGTCAAGCAATCCATCGCGACCTTCAACGAGGTGGGTATCCCGCATGGGGTGGTCTCGGCTGGGTGGTACATGGACGGCGGGCCTCGAGTCCAGATCTGCTCCGTGCCGACCTGGTTGCGGCGCACCAAGTATCTGGGGAAGTTCCAACTGATCGTCTGGGATGAGTGCCACCACATTGCGGCGGGGTCCTGGGACGAGCTGCACCGCCAGTACCCGGAGGCAGTTCACATCGGGCTGACGGCCACCCCGGAGCGCCTGGACGGGCGCGGGCTGGGGGATTGGTTCGATGTCATGGTGAACGGGCCGACGCTGCGCGAGCTCATCCAGCAGGGGTTCCTGTCGCCGTACCGGCTGTTCTCGAAGCCATCTGTGGATATGGCCGGGGCGGCGGTGAGCGGCGGCGAGTACCGGCGGGAGGATGTGGTGCGGATGCTCGACCAGAGCACCATCCTGGGGGATGCGGTCGAGCACTACCAGAAGCATGCCGCCGGACGGCGGGCGGTGGCGTTCGAGGCGAGCATCGACCGGAGTCGGGCGCTGGTGGAGAAGTTCCGGGCGGCGGGGATCGCGGCGGAGCACCTCGACGGTGGGGATTCTGCGGCGCACCGCGACCAGGTGCTGGCTGATTTCGAGGCGGGGCGGGTGCGGGTGGTCTCCAATGTGGATCTGTTCGGAGAGGGGTTCGATCTGCCCAGCCTGGAGTGCGTGATCATGAACCGGCCAACCCACAGTCTGGGGTTGTATCTCCAGCAAGTCGGGCGCGGCCTGAGGATCTACCCGGGCAAGCAGGACTGCGTGATCCTGGACCATGCCGGGAATTTCGACCGCCACGGGGCGCCGGACGAACCCAGGCGATGGACTCTGAAGGGCCGGAAGCCCGCCCAGGGCGGCGCAGGGGAGGAGAAAGCCCCGGTCGGGCCGGTCTGTACCGCCTGTTTCGCGATCTCGCCGCCTGGGAGCGCTGTGTGCGTCGAGTGTGGGACAGAATTCCCGCCCCGGCGGCGCGAGTTGCGGATGGTGGACGGCCAGCTAGTCGAGGTGGAGGTCGGCCCGAGGGATGATCAGGCGGCCCGGGACTTCGCCGAGTACGCCCGGGCGAGGGCCAGGGCGGAGATGTTCCCGGACTTCCAGGCGCTGGTGCGCGAGGGGCGGCGGCGGAAGCTGCGCAACCCCGAGGGGTGGGCGATGCATGTGCTCGAGGGCAGGCAGAGGGCGAAGGCATGAGCGAGAAGAAGATCCAGGCCGAGATCCTGAACAAGCTGGCGCGGGGGCCGGTGCGATTGTTCCGGCAGAATGTCGGGGTGGCATGGCATGGGCGGGAGGTGATCATGAAACCCGCCGAGCGGATGGCGATCATCCTGGACCCGCGCCCGATTCATTGCGGCCTGGTCAAGGGCAGCGGAGACCTGATCGGGTGGCGATCCGTGACGATCACGCCGGACATGGTGGGGAAGAAGGTGGCGGTGTTCTCGTCGCTGGAAGTGAAAGGCCCGCATGGCCGGGGGACAAAGGAACAGCGCGCCTGGGCGGACGCGGTGCGGGCTGGTGGCGGGCGCGCAGGGTTCGCCCGATCGGTGGATGATGCGAGATGCATCTTGGGTGTTGACTCCGAGGATTAGCGTTGCTATAAATGCAACACGAGCAGCGGCTATTTTTTTGCCCTGCGGTTGTGACAAAGTCCAAAGGGAGACCGAGATGAACCTGAACGAACTGCAGATCAAGAATGTGAAGTACGCCGAGTGGGCGAGCGAAGAGACCGCCTGTTACGAGGCCACCGTGTACTTCCGTGGCAAGCGCGTTTTTATGGCGCGGAATGAAGGCCACGGCGGGTGCGATGATTTCGAGCCGATCAAGGGCGAGAGCATGCGCGATGCGCACATCAAGGTCGAGGAGGTGGCGAAGGCCATCTACCCGCGCACGACCGACTGCCACGAGAAGGCGCAGCAGCAGAACAAGGCCGAAGGCCTGACGCTCGACGAACTGTCGTGGGATGAGTTCCGCAAGGCGCGTGATGATGGCCGGATGTGGCAGACACCTTACGAGGTGATGGAGTCCGCGATCGCCGCGCTGCTGGATCGCCATCTGCGCGAGAAGGATCTGAAGAAGTTGCTGCGCGACCGGCTGGTTTTCGTTCGTGATGGCAAGCTGTACACGAGCAACAAGGCGCGCAACAAGGCCACGCTGCAGTTGTGGCTGGAAAGCCCCAAGACCGACGAGACTCTGGGCGCTGAGGTGGTGCTGAATCGCCTCTCGTTCGATGAGGCCTTCGACCTGTACATCAAGCACGGATGAGGTGAGCAATGGATAGCGAAAAGTTACTGTTAGCGCTGTCGGTCAAGCCGATGCGGCTACTGGCCGAGCGCCTGAAGCAGCAGATGGAATCCAACGAGGGGATGGCTCGCGCCTACAGCATGGAGCGCTGCGACAACATGGCGATGGGTTACGAGACCCGAGCAGAGACCCTGCGCGACATCATCGAGACCATCGAGGAAGTGATCGGGGAGATTGAGCAATGAGTAGAGTTCCAATGGGCGCGAAGCTGGTCGGCTATCGCGAGATGAAGGTGCCGCTGTCGAGGCATCCGGCGGGGCATCCAGACAAGTGGGCGCTGGAGGTTTATGCGCACCGCACCGGCCTCGTCGAGGTCTGGATTGATTTCGATGCGCTGATGGATAGCGCCGGTTACAAGGCGATGAAGAACCGCAACAAGTCCTCCGTGCTGGGCAACGGCGCGATCGTGCTCGTGGCGCGTGGCTGCCGTGACAAGCCGGTGGAGTCATGAGCGGCGATCCCAACATCGACACGCCGGTCACCGAGGAGGTCAGCCCGATACAGGTCGCCGCTGTGGTGGCCCTCTCGCGGTCGTTGTCGCCCGAGTGGCACGACACCATCAGGGAGTTGGGCAATCAGTTGCTTCGGCTGCAGGAGGAGAATCTGCGGCTGCACGAAGGCATCGATCACTACCGGCAGGTGGCGCGCCTCGCGATGTCGAGGCCTGGGGGTCACGGATGAACAAGAAGTTGTCCGCCGGGGGCCGCAAGGGCGCGAAGAAGTCACCGTGGGGCCGGTATCCCCATGTGCCACGGCAGCACAACTACCAGCGCATGCGTGACTGGCACCTCGCCGAGAAGAAGGCGAAGGAGGGGGATGAGGAGTGATTCACTATCACGGAACCCCGGTCAGCGGGACACGGGAAGACGCTGTCCGTGCGCTGATAGGGCGGCATGCTCTGATCCCGTTTGCGAGGCCGGACAATCTATCTGCGGCGATGGAGGTGTCGCAGTCGTTCATGCTCGACAACTCTGCCTTCACCTACTGGAAAGCTGGAAAGGGCGAGGTGGACTTCGATGGGTACATGGCCTGGGTGCTGTCTGTTTCGCGCCACCCAGGCTTTGACTTCTGCCTTATCCCGGATGTAATCGACGGCGATGAGCAGCAGAATTATGACCTCGTTCATCGGTGGCTGAGGTGCAACCCGAGGGCGCTTGCTGCTCCGGTTTGGCATCTGCATGAATCACTAGAGTGGCTGGAGTGGCTAGTCGATCGGTTCTGGATCGTCGCGCTTGGCTCCAGCGGCCAATGGGCAACGCCCGGAACCAGCGGGTGGTGGACCAGGATGGCCGAGGCCATGGCCGTCGCGTGTTATGCAGACGGTCGGCCCAAGTGCAAACTGCACGGGCTGCGGATGCTAGACCCTGAGATCTTCACCCGTATGCCGCTGTCTTCTGCTGACTCGACCAATGCGGGGATGAATGCGGGGTCGGTGCGGTGCTTCGGGCACTACCCTGCGCCGACTGCTGGGCAGAGATTCCAGGCGATCGCGGCGAGGATCGAGTCACATACGAGCGCTCCTGTGTGGTGCCCGTCGGTGATCAACAGGCAGGAGGTGCTGCTGTGAGATACCTGTCGTTGTTCAGCGGCATCGAGGCCGCGACCCAGGCGTGGCATCCGCTGGGCTGGGAGCCAGTTGCGTTCGCGGAGATAGAGGGGTTTCCGTGCGCGGTCCTGGACCATCATTATCGAGACATCCCCAACCTTGGCGATGTGAGCACGATCACCGAGGCGCAGCTACGCGACCTGGGTCACATCGATCTCGTGGTGGGGGGATCGCCCTGTCAGGATCTGAGCGTGGCCGGAAAGCGGGCCGGTCTTGCCGGGGTGCGGTCGAACCTATTCCACCAACAGATGAGGATCTTCCATGCAGCTAGACGCATTTGCGGAGCTCGATGGTTGCTCTGGGAAAATGTCCCCGGAGCATTCTCCACGCACGGCGGGCGAGACTTTGCTGTCGTGGTGTCTGAAATGGCAGGGTGCGCAATCCCTGTCCCCGACCAGGGCTGGGGAACTGAGGGCATGGCGCTGGGCGAGCACGGACTCGTCGAGTGGGCCGTGCTTGACGCGCAATGGTTCGGAGTGGCGCAGCGGCGCCGCCGCCTGTTCGCTCTCCTCGACGCTGGAAACTGGCAAGATCGCCCGCCGGTTTTACTTGAGCCGGAAGGCATGCGAGGGGATTCTGCTCCGAGCAGAGAGGCGGGGGAAGCAGTTGCCGCCGCTCCTGGAGCAAGCGCTGAGGGGGGTGCGGTGACCTTCGGTCCAGGCAACGAGGACATCTCGCATGCGGTGTCGGCTCGTGACCATAAAGGCCCGTGCAGCAATCTTGCCCAGGGTACGCTGATCGCGTTCGATACCACCCAGGTGACGCACCCGGAGAACCGCAGCAACCCGAGGCATGGCGATCCGTGCCACGCGTTACCGGCAGCAGGTCATGCGCCGACGATCGCGGTGCGCACGGCCAACACCAGCGCCAACGGTCACGGGGTGGCTGAGGATGTGGCGCATACGCTCGACCAGGCGCAGGGGCAGGCGATCGCCTTCAAGCCCGGATCGTCGGCGCAGGCGCGCAGCATTGGAGCGGAGGTCGAGGTCTGCCCGAGTCTCGAGGCCGGTGGCGGCGGGAACAACCGGCCTGCGATTGCCTTCGCCGAGGTCGCCGACCCGATCGCCGCCAATCAGGCCAATACCTGGACCCGCGAGGGCGAGAACAATTTCCGCATGAGCAATGTGGCCGTCGAGCCGATGGCGGTGCGCCGCCTGACTCCGGTCGAGTGCGAGCGGCTGCAGGGATTCCCTGACAATTTCACGCGCATTCCCTACCGGGGGAAAGACGCAGATAAGTGCCCGGACGGGCCGCGCTACAAGGCGCTGGGTAACTCAATGGCCGTGCCGGTGATGGCATGGATCGGTCGCAAAATTCAGGGGGCTTGCTAGATGCGTTGGAGGTATCGGGCTGACAAGCGGAAGAATGACATGGCGCACGGAATCCTGTTTCACATGTGGGAGCGGAGCGGCGGGAACATCCGTGGCGAGGCGGCTCATAACGGGAGGAAGTTGCACTTAGATGGCCGGTGCGCAATGACGCTGGCGGTGGGCCAATACAAGTATGGCGATGAATTGATTGCTCAGATCTACGGCCCAGCGAACTTGGCGCGAGTCGCGGCTCGCAGGGCAGACAATTACTCGAGGATTCAGGTGTATCTGGGTCCGGCAGATCTGCAGACCGCGACGATCCTCGAAGACATAGCCAGATCAATTCGAGAACTTAATGCAAAGGAGATAGCAGGGTGAGAACGATCTTATCGTTGGGTGCTGGTGTGCAGTCGAGCACTCTGGCGCTGATGTTCGCGTCGGGGGAGTTCGAGGGGACGCACCCGATGCCCGAGGTGGCGGTATTTGCTGACACCGGGGCGGAACCGGCCAAGGTGTACGAGTGGCTGGATTGGCTGGAGAAGCGGCTGCCGTTCAAGGTGGAGCGCGTGAGCGCCGGGAACCTGAAGGAGGACACGCTGCGGGCGGTCCAGGGTGGTCGGTTTGCGGGGCCGCCGTTCTACACGGAGTCGGACACGGGGCGCGAGGGTGTGCTCCGTAGGCAATGCACCAGGGAGTACAAGGTCGCGCCGCTGACGCAGTTCGCGAGGCGGTTCTGTGGCTTGGCCTACCGGCAGCGGGCGCCGAAGGGCGAGATCCTTGCGCGCCAGTACATCGGGATCTCGCTGGATGAGGCGGTGCGCATGAAGCCTGCTCGCGAGGCGTGGCTGAAGCACGAGTGGCCGCTGATCGACAAGGGCATGACGCGGCAGCATTGCCTCGAGTGGATGGATGCCAAGGGGTATCCGCGCCCGTCGAAGTCTAGCTGCACCTTCTGCCCGTATCACGATGATGGGTTGTGGCGGGAGATGAAGTTGAACGACCCCCAGGCCTGGGAGGACGCGGTGCAGATGGATGAGGCGATCCGTAACGGGGTGCGCGGCACAACGCAGAAGCTCTACCTTCACCGGAGCCTGAAGCCGCTCGCCGAGGTGGATCTGCGCAATGCCGAGGACGCTGGGCAGCGGGTCTTGTTTGGGGATGAGTGCGAGGGGATGTGCGGCGTATGAACACGAACGAGCGCCTGGTGGCGTTGATGAAGACCCGGGGCTGGACGGCGCGGGAGGTGGCCCGTTACACGGGCGCGAAGGAGTCGGCGGTCTACTCGTGGATGAGTGGCCGTCGAGCGATGCCCAGCTACCGGCTGGAACTGTTGGAGATCAAGACACGCGGGAGGGTTGCGTGATGGCGAGGATCAGGACGATCAAGCCCGAATTCTGGACATCAGCACAAGTCTTGGAATGTTCCACGAACGCTCGACTACTGTTCTTGGGGCTATGGAATTTCGCTGACGATGAGGGGCGGCACCCGTACAGCACGAAGCAATGCAAGGCGGAGGTGTTTCCTGCCGATCCGTTCAGCCTGGAGGAGATCGAACAGATGCTGGCCGAACTCGAGGCCAACGGGCTGATCGCTTACTATGCTGTTGATGGTAAAGAGTATTTCTACATCACCGGCTGGCATCACCAGCGCATCGACAAGCCCCAGAAACCCAAATATCCTGACCCATTCTCGGAACATTCCACGAACATTCCAAGAACCATCCCGCCTGATAGGAAAGGAAAGGAAAGGAAAGGAAGGGATAGTAGAGAAGAGGGTGCGCGTCCGCGCAGCGTGTTCAAGAAACCCACGATCGACGAGGTCCAGGAGTACTGCACGGAACGCAACAGCACCGTGAACCCGGAGGCATTCATCGATCACTACGAGGCGAACGGCTGGCGCGTAGGGCGGAACCCGATGAAGGATTGGAAAGCAGCAGTCAGGACATGGGAGAAACGCGATGAAGAGGATCAGCGAAACCGCAGGAAAGGCTCTGGCGAATCCACAGCAGAGTTCGCACAACGGATGGCGCGGTACGCCGCAAGCGGGCCGAGCTAGAACGCGAGTCGCTCGCGTATTCGCCCACTTCAAGGCATGGTTCCCCAACTTCACCGCCGACGAACTCACGGTGGAATCATGGGCACAGGAGACCGCACACCTCTCCGACGAGCAGATGAAGCACGGCCTCGAGCGCACCAAGGATTCCGGTCTGCAGTACGCGCCCGCACTCCCCAAGTTCCTCAGCCTGTGCCGCCCGGAAACCGGCAGCCCACGCTACCTGGGCACACCCATGTCACCGGAAACCAGGAAGATGCTCGCCGCCCCAAGGGTCGAGCGCGACTTCAGCCAGTTGCGCAAAGCGTTGCAATCTGGACAGCACGAGGATTAGGATTCGGCCATGGCGAACAGGAAAAAGCGGACATCCACGCGTGAACAGTTCCTCCAGGCGCTCGCCGTGCGGGGGAATGTGGGGGAGGCATGCAAGGCCGCCGGGGTCGGGCGATCCACCGTGTACGAGTGGCGCGAGACCGACCAGGAGTTCGCCGCCGCGTGGCAGGAGGCCGTCGACGATGCGATCGACAGGCTGGAGGCCGAGGCCTGGAGGCGCGCCTTCGATGGGGCAGACAGGCCGGTGCTGTACAAGGGCGAGATCACCGAAACCTTCAAGGAGTACTCCGACCGGCTGATGGAGTGTCTCCTGCGCGCCAACCGGCCCGAGAAGTATCGGGAGCGCAGCCAGGTCGAGCTCGTGGGCGAAGGCTTTGCCGAGTTGCTGAGTGAAGCGCGGAATCGTCGGGGCAAGTAAGAACCCCATGGCCGAGCTCGCCCAGGACCTTGCGTCCATGGCGCATGCTCCGACCGAGTTCGTCCGCTACGCCTACCCGTGGGGCAAGCCGGGATCGCTGCTCGAGGACGAGGAAGGCCCGCACCCGTGGCAGATAGATCTCCTGGACCACATCGGCGCCGAGCTCCAAGCGGGCGGAGATGCTGGCGCGATCATCCGGGAGGCGGTGGCATCAGGCCACGGTGTCGGCAAGTCGGCCCTCGTCGCATGGCTCGTCGATTGGTCGATGTCCACCAACCCCTGGACCCGGGGCGTGGTGACCGCCAACACGGAATCGCAGCTACGCACCAAGACCTGGCCCGAGGTCACCAAGTGGCACAACCTGTCGATCACCAAGCCGCTGTTCAACCTGACGGCCACGGCCCTGTTCTCCAGCGACAAGGACTGCGAGAAGACCTGGAGGATCGACTGCGTCCCCTGGTCTGAGCGGAACACCGAGGCCTTCGCCGGTCTGCACAACAAGCGCCGCCGCATCCTCGCCATCTTCGACGAGGCCAGCGCGATCCCCGACCTGATCTGGGAGACCACCGAGGGCGCGCTCACCGACGAGGAGACCGAGATCATCTGGTGCGTGTTCGGCAACCCGACCCGCAACACGGGCCGCTTCCGCGAGTGCTTCGGGCGATTCAAGCACCGCTGGAACCAGGTCCAGGTGGATGCGCGCCGAGTGCCCGGAACCAACAAGACCCAGATCGAGGCATGGATCGAGGACTACGGTCTGGACTCCGACTTCGTTCGCGTCCGCGTCCGGGGCATGTTCCCTCGTGCGTCCGACATGCAGTTCATCGGCAGCGACATCATCGCCGAGGCCATGCGCCGCGACGAGCCGCCCGTGCCGGTCACCGAGCCGCTGGTGGTGGGCATCGACCTCGCTCGTGGCGGCGATGACCAGAATGTCATCCGTTACCGGCGCGGTTGGGATGCCAGATCGATTCCGCCGATCCGGGTTCCGGGGTCTGAGACCAGGGACACGACGCGGTTCATCGCCAAGATCGCGGATGTGATCAATGCCGAAGATCCGATGATGCGCCCGGATGCGGTGTTCGTTGACGGTACTGGCATCGGCGGCCCGATCGTCGATCGGCTGCGGCAGCTAGGGTTCGCGGTCTCCGAGGTGCAGTTCTCGTGGAAGGCCAACGACCCCAAGATCGCTAACTTCCGCACCGAGATGTGGTCGAAGATGCGCTCGTGGCTGCGCGAGGGCGGATGCATCGAGGACGATGCCATGCTCGAGCAGGATCTCGCTGGGCCTGAGTACACCCACGACAAGCGCGACCGGCTGATCCTGGAGTCGAAGGATGACATGAAGCGCCGGGGCATCAACAGCCCGGATGATGCCGACGCGCTCGCCCTGACATTCGCGTTCCCGGTGGCGCCCGTGAACCCCAGAATGCGAGGCCGGATCGCCATGGGCGTGGACTCCACACCGGCCAAGGCCCAGACCGAATACGACCCGTTCCGTTGACCAGGCGCGCCGCCCTGGTGCATTCTTCGCCAAACCCGCACCGGAGCGAGCCGGTTATGTGTATGTCCACGCCCAAGATGCCGCCGCCCCCGCCGCCCCCGCCGCCCGTCGCGTCCAATGTCCAGGACCCCGCTGCCGTTACGGCGGCTGATCGCGTCCGGCGCAGGGCCAAGGCCAGGATGGGCCGGGAGTCCACCATTCTCGGCGGCATGATGCGGCCAGCGGCCTCGACCCAGGCCAAGACCCTGCTGGGAACCTAGCCGATGCCCGATCGCGACATGTCCAACGGCAAGCGCATCGAGGGGCAACTCGAGGGCGAGTCACTCCGACAGCGCCTCGAGCGCCGCCTGGGCGGGTTGCAGACCGACCGCAGCAGTTGGGAGAACCATTGGCGCGAGCTCGCCACGCACTTCAAGCCGCGCCGGGGCCGCTGGACTCTGGGCGAGCAGGATCGCGGCGGCAACAAGCATCAGGCCATCATCGACTCCACGCCGACCATCGCTGCCCGCACCCTCGCGTCCGGCATGATGGCCGGTCTCACCTCTCCGGCGCGGCCATGGTTCCGCCTCGCATCGCCCGACCCCGAGTTGAACGAGTTCGGCGCGGTGAAGCAGTACCTGTATGTGGTCGAGTCCCGCATGCGCGAGGTGTTCTCGAAGTCGAATCTGTACAATGTGCTGCCCACGATCTACGGCGAATTGGGCACCTTCGGCACCACCGCCGCGTCGGTCCTGGAAGACGATCGCGATGTGCTGCGCCTCTACCCGCACACCATCGGCACCTACTACCTCGCGACCAGCGACCGCAACCAGGTGGACACGATCTACCGCTGCTTCCAGTTGACCGTGCGCCAGCTCGCCCAGCGCTTCGGCCTGGACAAGCTGAGTCTGCGCACCCGCGAGATGTACAAGCGCGGCGAGTTCGAGCAGAAGATCGATGTCGTGCATGCGGTCGAGGCCAACGACGAGGTCGATGTGTTCCGTGCGGATTGGCGCGGCATGGCCTATCGGTCGGTGTACTTCGAGCGCGGCGGCAAGCATGTCGGTCGGATGCAGCCGCCGTTCGGCGAGAACGAACTGCTGCGCGTGTCCGGGTTCCGGGAGTTTCCCGTGCTGGCCCCGCGTTGGGATGTCCTCGACGAGAACATCTACGGCGACTCGCCTGCCATGGACTGCCTGGGTGACGCGAAGGCCGTGCAGATCCAGCAGCGCCGCAAGGCCCAGGCCATCGACAAGATGGTCGATCCGCCGATGGTGGCATCATCGAGCCTGCGCAACCAGCATGCCACGCTGCTCCCGGGCGGAATCACCTATGTGGACAGCCCCAATGCGGGCGACGGGTTCCGCCCTGCGTATCAGGTCATGCCGCACATCGAGCACCTCGTGGCCGACATCCGCGAGACCGAGGAGCGCATCAACCGCGCCATGTTCGCCGACCTGTTCATGATGCTGATGATGTCCGACCGCCGCCAGATCACGGCCCGCGAGGTCGAGGAGCGGCACGAGGAGAAGTTGCTCATGCTGGGGCCGGTGCTCGAGCGACTGAACGACGAGCTCCTGGACCCGCTGATCGACCGCACCTTCGCGATCATGAACCGCAAGGGCATGCTGCCCATGCCGCCACAGGAACTGCAGGGGGCGGAACTCCGTGTCGAGTACATCAGCATCCTGCATCAGGCGCAGAAGATGGTCGCAACTGCAGGCATGGAGCGCTTCACCGCCTTCGTCGGCGCCCTGGCCGAAGGAAAGCCGGATGTGCTCGACAAGCTGGATGCCGACCAGGCGGTGGATGAATACGCAGAGTCGATGGGAGTGCCGCCCAAGCTGGTGGTGCCGGACGATGCGGTGATGATGATCCGCCAGCAGCGCGCCGAGCAGCAGCGCATGCAGCAGATGGCGATGGCAGCCCAGGCTGCGCAGCCCGCAGCGAAGGCGGCCAAGGATCTCTCCGAGACTGAACTCACCGGGAACAACGCGCTCGCCGCTGCCCTGGGGATGGGGCAATGAGTGCGAACCCGGAAGAACTGCTGTTTCTCGGCTATGAGGCCGACGAGGCGGGAATCGCTGCTGCTGAACGGGCTGCATCGGATGTGCGCTCCGTGCTCAAGACCAGGCAGGGGCGGCGTGTGCTCTTCCGAATCCTTGGCGAGTCCCGTATCCTGCAGGCGAGTTTCGCCCAGGACCCAGCGGTGACTGCCTACAACGAGGGGCAGCGGTCGGTGGGATTGAAACTGTTAGCGACGATCCACGATGCCGACCCGACTGCGTATGTCCGCATGCTCGAGGAAGCACGAGAGGAAGCAAGCAATGGCTGAAGCAGCAACGATGCTGACAGAAGACACCGGCACCGCGCCCGAGGGCGAGGAGCAGACAACGGATTCTGCCGAGGGCACAGCGCCCGAGGAGAAAGCGGCCCCTGACGCAGACCAGGGGGATTCGGGGAAGGAGACCTCGGACGATGCATCGGGAGATGAGGGGGGCGAAGAGTCCGCCGAAGTCCCGGAGAAGTACGAGCTCGAGTTCCCTGAGGGCGTGGCACCTGATGAGGCGCTCCTGGAGAGCGTCACGCCGATCTTCAAGGAGATGGGCCTGACGAACGAACAGGCGCAGAAACTGACGGATGCCTACGCAGCACGACATCAGGCAGTCATGGAGGCCCACGCGGCTCAAGTGACGGAATGGGCGAACGAGACCAAGGCTGATAAAGAGATCGGCGGCGCGAAGTTCGAGGAAAGCGTGGGCATTGCCCGGACTGCCATCAAGCAGTTCGCCGATGACACGGTCCTGGAACAGTTGAATGCCACCGGACTCGGCAATCATCCCGCTGTGGTGAAGATGTTCTACCGGATCGGCAAGGCGCTGGGTGAAGACCAGCATGTGCCGCCGGGGAGCGCGAGCCATCAGCGCAAGTCGCCCGTGGAACTCTTTTACCCGAATCACTCGCAGGAGTAATCAATCATGGCAACGATCGGCAACGAAGACCTGACCCTTCTGGATTGGGCCAAGCGCCTGGACCCGGATGGCAAGACCGCGTCCATCGTGGAAATCCTCGCGCAGACCAACGCGATCCTCGAGGACATGTCCTGGCTCGAGGGCAACCTCCCCACCGGCCACCGCACCACGGTTCGCACCGGCCTGCCGCAGGCAGCCTGGCGCAAGCTGAACCAGGGTGTGCCGAAGAGCAAGTCCCGCACCGCCCAGATCGACGAGGCGACGGGCATGCTCGAGGCGTACTCTGAGGTCGATGTGGATCTCGCGAAGCTGAACGGCAACACCGCCGCTTTCCGTTTCTCGGAGTCCACCGCCTTCATGGAAGGCATGTCGCAGCAGATGGCCGAGACCCTGTTCTACGGCAACAACATCGGCGGCGCCGAGTTCGTGGGCCTTGCCCCGCGTTTCGCCACCGCCGCCCCGGCTGCCTCGCCCAACGCCGTCAATGTGATCGACGGTGGCGGCACCGGCAGCGACAACGCGAGCATCTGGCTCTGTGTCTGGGGTCCGCAGACCGTCCACGGCATCTTCCCGAAGGGGTCGATGGCTGGCCTGCAGCACCGGGATCTCGGCGAAGACACGGTGTCCGATGCAGACGGCAACCAGTTCCAGGCGTACCGCGACCACTACCAATGGAAAGCGGGCATCGCGCTGCGTGACTGGCGCTATGTCGTGCGCATCGCCAATGTCGATGTGAGCGATCTGTCCACCGGCTCCGCTGCCGACCTGATCACCCTCATGATCAAGGCGATCCACCGAGTGCCGAATCTGCGGGCCGGTCGCCCCTGCTTCTACGCCAACCGCACGATCTCGCAGTACCTGGATATCCAGGCGCTGAACAAGGCCAATGTGCAGTTGTCGATGCGGGAGTACGAAGGCCACTTCATCACCTCGTTCCGGGGCATTCCGATCAAGACGGTAGACCGCCTGATCGACACCGAAGCCCAGGTTCCGGTCGCGTAATCAAGGGGAGAAATCATCATGTTGTTCGACGCACAGAACCTTTTCTCGGACGGCCAGGAGGTCACGGCGACCGCACCGTCCACCAATGTCATCGACACGGGCGGCGCAGACAAGGGCGGCCCCGAGGAGCTCTACCTCGCGCTCGTGGCCGATGTCACTCACACCGCCGCTGGTGCGGCCACCCTCACCGTCACGGTCCAGACCGACGATGCAGAAGGCTTCGGCTCCGCCGAGACCCTCGTCGCATCGAAGGCCTTCGCCCTCGCCGATCTGGCGGCTGGCAAGGTGGTCTGGTCGGTCGCGATCCCGCGTGGTGCGAAGCGCTATCTGCGCCTCAACTACACGGTCGCCACCGGCCCGTTCACGGCTGGCGCGCTGACGGCGGGTCTCGTGAAGGATGTGGCGGCATTCAAGGACTACGCTTCCGGCTACACGGTCGGCGCGTAAACCTGGAGGTCGATCATGGCTAAGTACAGACTCAAGGGGCGCTTCTTCGATGGCATCCAACTGCGGGTGGAGGGCGAAATCATCGAGTTCGATGGCAAGCCCAACGCCGTCATGGAGCCGGTCCAGGAAGAGCCGAAGCCAGAGGCCGAGCCGACGCTGGAGGATCTCACCGTCCACCAGCTACGCGAGGTCGCCAAGGCCGAGGGTGTCCCCGGTGGCATCACCACCCTGTCCAAGGCCGACCTGATCGAGGCAATCCTCTCCCTGAGGAACGACTCCGAGTCCCCTATCCGCTCCGAGTCGTAGTTCGGTGGCCCGCCTGCCTGCTTGGGTTCGCAGGCGGGCCACCTCTTTTTGAGCGAGGGCGCGATGAGCACGGCGATCGTAGACATCTGCAACCAGGCGCTGGCGCACATCGGCATCGATGATTCGATCACCGACCTGGAAGAGCGCAGCAAGGCCGCCAGGTTGTGCCGCACCTTCTTCAACCAGACACGAGATGCCGTGCTGCGCGACTGTCCGTGGGGCTTCGCTGTGCGCACGGTCCAGGCCGCCCTCGCAGCAGGCGATCCGCCGCCCGGGTGGGCCTTCCAGTACCAGTACCCGACCGACTGCCTTCAGGTGCTTGCGATGATTCCGCCGGGAGGCGACCGCAATGCGAGCCTGTACACGCGGCTCTATGTCGATGGGGTCTATCCTGACTTCACCAACATCTACCAGACCCCGACCCTGCGGGTGGCCTGGGAGACTCGCTACAGTCCAGGCGGGCGCGTCATTGTCTGCGATGTAGACGAGGCCTGGATTCGGTACACCATCCGCGTGACCGACCCCAATGCCTGGGACTCGCTGTTCATCGAGGCGATGTCCTACGCGATCGCGGGCAAGCTGGCGATGCCGATGGCCGCCCAGCAGACCCTGGCGGCAGGCGTGAGCACGAGCTACGCGCAGACCATCGCCAAGGCCAAGGCCGCCAACCTCAACGAGCAAGGCAGGGAACAGCACCCCGATTCTGTGTCGATCACCGGGAGGCTCTAGCCCATGCGCATGAGGCCGGTGAACTCGACCCCGCTGCAGCAGGCTGCGTTCTCTGGTGGTGAGATGTCCCCGGCCCTCCAGGCTAGGGTGGATCTCGCCCGCTACCAGATCGGCATGCGGCGCTGCCGGAACTTCTTCGTGCGGCAGTACGGCGGGATCGAGAATCGCCCGGGCACGAGGTTCATCGCCGCCACCAAGAACAACGCCCCGGTGCGCCTGATTCCGTTCAGGTTCAACACCGAGCAGGCCTATGTCCTCGAGTGCGGCCCCGAGTACATCCGGGTGTTCCGCGATCGGGCGCCGGTCCTGGATGGCGAGACCCTGATCGAGATCGTGTCGCCCTACCAGGCCGAGGAGTTGAGCGAACTGCGGTTCACCCAATCCGCCGATGTCCTGACGATCGTCCACCCCAACCACCCGCCGCAGACCCTCTCCCGGGTGAGCGACATCGATTGGCGGCTGCAGGCCTTCGACCACATCAACGGCCCGTTCCAGGATCTCAACGCCGACGAGGCGGCCTGGGTGTGGGCGAGCGCTGCGACCGGCGAGGTCACCCTGACGGCCAATGCCGACATCTTCGTGGCCGAGCATGTAGGCGCGCTGTTCTACATGGAGCCGCGAGAATTGCGCGCCGTGCGCCCGTGGGAGGCTGCCGAGCGTGATGTGCCGGTGGGCGAGTTGCGCCGGTCGGACGGCAAGGTGTACCGCTGCGTGTCGGTGCCAGATCTCACCGGCCTCGCGGGCACCCCGTACTATCAGGCCGGACAGAACCGCCCGACCCACGAGTTCGGCAAGGCCTGGGATGGTCCAGGTGACACCAAGAGCGACGGCACGAACGACTACAAGGTCGGCGTGGAATGGGAGTTCGTGGACGGCGGGTTCGGCATCGCCCGGATCGACGCAGTCACGGATGCCAAGACCGCCACCGCGACCGTGCTCACCACCCTGCCCACGGGCGTGGTCGGCGGGCCAGTAGCTGGCACCAGCGACACCATCAACGCGACCAGCCCGAGCGTATCGTTCGACCTGGGAGCGCTGGGATTCACGAGCCTATCGAAGGCCGACTACTCTGTCGCCATCGATGCTGTGCCGATCACGGGGTTCTACATCAGCCCCGGGCCGTTCCTGAACATCTACCCCGCGACCCTGAATGCGCTGGTCGGTCCAGGTGACCCCTACACGATCGATGTCGAGCAACTCGACGAGGGGGCGGACGGCGCCAATGTGTCCAACGCATGGTCGTTCGGCGCATGGAGCGAGGCCACCGGCTACCCGAGCGTGGTGTGCTACTACGCCGACCGGAAAGTGTTCGGGAACACGCCCGTCCAGCCGCAGACCCTGTGGATGTCCAAGACCGGCGCGTACCGGGACTTCGGGCGCTCCACCCCGATCGTCGATGATGATGCGATCACGGCCACCATCAATGCGCGGGATGTGAACGAGATCCGGGCCATCGTGCCTCTGGACTCCATGATCCTGCTCACCGCTGGAGCAGAGTGGCGCGTCACCACCGGCCAAGACCAGGTGCTCACGCCGAGCACAGTCGGGTTCAAGCCGCAGTCCTACCGTGGCTCGTCGTGGGTTGAGCCTGCTGTGGTGGGGAACACCGCGATCTATGTCCAGGACCGGGGGAACATCGTCCGAGACCTGGGCTACCAGTTCGATGTGGACGGCTACACGGGCGCCGAATTGACCCTGTTCGCGCACCACCTGGTCGAGCGAAACGAGATCGAGCAGATCGCCTTCGCCCAGGTGCCGTACTCGCTGGTGCTGGGCATCCGCGACGATGGCACCCTGCTCGCGATGACCTATGTGCGGGAGCAGGAGGTGATTGCCTGGACCACTTGCGACACCGCCCTGGGCCGGTTCGAGCAAGTCGTGACGATCCCGGAAGACGGCGAGGACGCGATCTACTTCGTGGTGGCCCGCGAGATCGATGGCTCCACCGTCCGCTACATCGAGCGGCTCGAGAGCAGGCTGTTCAACGACATCACCGACGCGCTGTTCCTGGACTCCGCCCTGACCTTCGACGGGGTCAACCTCGATGTGACCACCATGACGATCACCACGGCGGCGGGCTACACCACCGAGGACCTGGTCACGGTGACCGCCAGCCAGGCCGTGTTCAGCGGCGCGAGCGACGAGGGCGACGAGATCCGGTTCGTGGTGGACGGGGTGCTCTACCGGCTGACGATCACCGAGTACACCAGCGACACCGTGGTCCAGGCGCGCCCCGAGCGGGATCTCCCGGCAGCCCTGCAGGCCACGGCCACCGATGCCTGGGCCTTCGCCCGCGACACCTTCGGCGGCCTCGAGCACCTCGAAGGCGCGACGGTCTCGGTGTTCGCCGATGGGCTGGATGCCGGGGATGCGGTGGTCACCGGGGGCGAGGTTTCCCTGTCCGAGCCATTCCAGAAGGTGAGCATCGGGCTGCCGATCACCGCCGACATGGAGACCCTCGAGGTCAATGTCCCGGGCGGCGGCGTGATGTTCACCCGGAACAAGCTGATCAACCGCGTGTCGCTGGTGGTGAACGAGTCGCGGAACATTCTCGCAGGCCCGCGCTACGACAAGCTGGACGAGTGGAAGCCTCGCGAGGAGGAGTTCTACGACGATCCCAACGCGCTCCTCAGCGGGCTGGCCGAGATCAACATCGTCGCCTCCTGGGCGCAGCGTGGGCGCGTGGTGGTGCGGCAAGACCGCCCGCTGCCATTGAGCCTGTACGGCATCATCCCGGAGGTGGCGGCGGGTGACTAGGCGGGTCGCAATCCGGCGCCCGCGCCAGGGCGACATCGAGGCCATTGTGCCGTTCGTCCGCCAGGCCGACATCGATGAACTCTGGGCCGCCGGTCGACACTCACCCGAGACCGCCCTGCGCGAGGGGTTGGAGGTCTCCGACATCGCCTGGACAGGGGAGGTGGACGGCCTGCCGGTGTGCATGTTCGGGGTCTCTGCGGCCTCGATCCTGGGCAGCATCGGGGTGCCATGGATGATCGGCACCGATCTGCTCGAGCGCAACGCTGTCACCTTCCTGCGGCACTCCAGGGGCGCGCTCATGATGATGGAGGCGCGCTACGAGTTCCTGATCAACTTCGTCGATGACCGAAACCAGGCCGCCAAGCGGTGGCTGGGGTGGCTGGGTTTCACCCTGGAAGAGCCTGAACCTTTCGGTCCATATCGAGTACCATTCCGCAAGTTCTGGAAGAAGCGGCACGAGGGGCAGCCAGATGTGTGAGCCAAACACCCTGATCATGATCGCCATGGCCGCCACCGCCGCGAGCGGGGCCGCGACCGCGCACGGGCAGCGCCAGATGGGACGCGCCGCAGACCGTGTTGCACAGCGCAATGCGAAGATCACCGAGGTCTCGGCGGCGGACGCGGCCAGGCGGGGCGCTGTGGCCGAAGACCGGCACCGGATGCAAGTCCGGCAGTTCATGGGCAGGCAGCGGGCGGCCATGGGTGGCAGCGGGATCTCGATGGACACCGGCACCAGCCTGGACATCCAGACCGACACGGCGCGCATGGGCGAGCTCGACGCGCTGACCATCCGCAACAACGCGGCCCGCGAGGCCTGGGGCTACAGGGTCAAGGCGCATAACTATCGGGTCCAGGGCAAGATGGACCGCGCCGCTGGGCGCAATGCCGCGATCGGCACCCTGCTGACCACGGCAGCGTCGGTGGCGAGCATGGGCACAATGCTGACCCCGGCGGCGGCTGGCGCGGCGGGCACCCAGGCATCCGGGCTGGGCGGTGCGGCGGGCGGCGGCGCCAACACGGCGGGTGCGGTTCGGTACGCCGGATTCAGCCCCGTGGCCCCATAGGAGCGACCCATGCCGACAGTCCCCCGCTACGATTCGTTCCAGGTCCAGGAGTCGCCGCTCCCGTCGGGTGAGCAGCAAGTCGCCCTGCGACCGGATGCCTTCGGGGCTGCCATCGGCGAGGGTCTGGGCGCGATCGGCAAGCAAGTCGCCGAGGTGGCCGAGCAGGAGGTCATCAAGGCCGAGGAGATCTCGCTGCTCGAGGCCGAGCGGAAGTTCCAGGAGTGGGAACTGAAGAATGTCGAGGCCGCCCTGAACATGCGCGGCAAGGACGCGATCGCCCTGCCGGACAAGTTCTACCCGGAGATGGACAGGGCGGTGTCGGACATCGCTCAGTCGATCCCCAGCGAGCGGGCGCGGCTGAAGTTCCAGGAGCGCTCCCTCGGCAAGACGCGGGGCATCAGCCTGACGATCAACCGCCATGTGCGCAGCGAGATCGACCAGCACGACGCGGCAGAGACCCAGGCGCTGATTGCCAACAGCCAGCAGGCTGCGGCCATGAACTACAACGACCCGGAGCGGATTGCCGAGGAGATCGACGCCCAGCACGAGGCCATCCTTGCGCGGGCGCAGCGCATCGGCGCGGACTCCGAGGTGATCGAGCAGTTGACCACCGATGCCACCAGCAAGACCCATGTGGGCGTGGTGAGCCGGATGCTCCAGGCCGAGCAGTACGGGATGGCGCGGGAGTACTTCGATGCCAACTCCGAGGACATGCTGGTCGAAGACAGGGACAGCCTGAAGAAGGCGGTGCTCGAGGCGGGGGTGCGGGCCGAGTCCACGGCGATGGCCGACCAGATCATGACGAGCGCTGGGTCCAGGTCTGAGGCGCTCAAGCGCGTGAACGACATGGAGGCGGGCGCCGTCCGTGACGCGACCAGGCAGCGCATCAATCAGCGGTTCAACGAGCAGGAAGCAGCGAAGGCAGAGGACAAGGCAGCGCGACTAGAGAGCGCGGCCCGCCTGGTCCAAGACTCCGGTGGAGATATAAACGCGATCCCGCCGGATATGTTTGCAGAATTGGATGCTGGTGAGATCAGGGATCTGAAAGCGCTGTCCAACTTCGTGCGCACCGGAATGCCAGCCACGGATGATCGCGTGATCTGGGCCTTCAGCCAGATGTCTGACGATCAGTTGCTGCAGACCAATTTGCTGGCGACTGCGCGCCCACACATGGATGATTCCCACTACTACCCGCTGCTCCAGAGGCAACAGAACATCCGCGAGGCCCGCAACGGCAACAAGGATGCGCTGGCCGCCGTCACCGCGACAGCAACCTTCAGCCAGCAGTTCGAGAATGCTGCGCGCATGTATGGCCTGATCGACATGGATAAGACCGTGGCGTCAGACAAGAACAGGGAGAAATACCTGATTCTGCAGACGCGAGCACAGGATGCCGTTGAACTTGAGGAGCGGAATAAGGGCAGGAAGCTCACGCCGATGGAGATTCGCGGCGTGATCACGGGCGTGTTCGCAGAGACCGTCAATATCGCCCCGACAAGGCAGGGTGTTTCAGGGTTCTTTGGTTTCCTGACCGGGGCCGAGGCAGACATCAATGCGGCATTCGTAGAGCAGGATCAGTACGACCGTGCGTATGTGCCGCTGCAGCGAATCCCGGAAACCAGGCTTGAGAGTTACGCCACGGCCTTGATGGATTCTCTGTTCCCGGATCGGAAGATGACAGAACTCTCGCCCGCCGAGTTGCGGATGTTGAACGAGAAGGCGCAGCGCCTGGAGGCGGCGTATCTGATTGGGGATATTGCGCTGTACAACAGAATCCTGGAGGACAAGGAGTGACACCGGAAGACCAGCTATTCCCCGAGGCGGAAGAAGACGAAGCCATCGTAGATAGTCCGATGCGGACAAGGGATGTTGCGCCTCAAGCTGGCCTCGCCTCTGTGGCAAACTTCGATGCGTTCCTCTCTGAGGCCGAGCGCGCCAGATCCGGCAAGAGCCTCGCCCTCGCTCGCGATGCTGCAGGGGAGACCTCGCCCGATCAGGCGGCAAGAATCCTTCGGCTGCAGATGCGTACCGGACTCCCGGCAGAGTTGATTCGGTCGAACCCTGACGCGGTCGAGCGTGAGGTGACGCGGTCGGATTTCGACCCGCAAGCGTTTCGTCGCGAGTCGCCGATTGTCGCTGATTGGATGGCGCAATCGCCCGAGCATGCTGCGCTGCTGGGGCCGGAAGTACAGAAAGCCGGGGCGCTCGAGACACAGGTGAGATCGATCGCTGGTGCTGTCCACGACATGACTCTGGGCCGCATCCAGGTTGAGCTCGACTCGTACCGCTCGATGCTCGCCGGGGTCCTGGAGTTCCCGGCCATGATGGCCCGTGGCTCTGGCGAGATGGCCGACATCGCAGCGCGGCGCGCCACGGGCGGCATGCCGCAGATGACTTTCAGCATTGGCGAGGGCGAGGACGAACTGTCCGGCACATTCGCCCAGGCGCCCTCGATCCTGCTCGAGTTGGGTGCGCGCCCGCTGCAGTCGGTGATCGAGGCCATCGAGGTGCCCGAGGAGCGCGCCAACTACATCACCGATGTCGCCCGTGGTCTCGGCCAGTTGCTGTCGCAGGTCGCCGTGAATGCGCTCACCCGGGGGCAGGCGACCGGAGCCTCGCTGTTTGCCATGGGCGTGGACATCCAGGCGCAACAGGTAGACCAGGCCATCGAGCGTGGGAATGCGGTCACCCAGGACCAGCGCGACATTGCGGTGCTGCTGGGCGGCGCGGCCACCGGCATCACGGAGAAGCTTGGCCTGGACTTCCTGCTCAACCGGCTGCCGCCGAAGACCCGCAACATCATCCAGCGCTGGGTCGGCGACCTGTTCCTGGCGGGTGGCGGCGAGTCCATCCAGGAGATGAGCGAGTCCGCGCTGCAGAACACCATCACGAAACTGTACGCCGATCCCGCGATGAGCATCGTCGGGCTTGACACCCTGTACGAGGGCGGCGTGGGCTTCGGTGCTGGCTCGATCGGTCGGGCGCTGCTCAACCTGGCGGTGCCCGCTCGTCGGCGCCGGATCTCCGAGCAGACCCGCGACAAGGTCACGAAGCTGAACCAGACCATCCAGGACATGGATCTCGCCAAGAAGATGCCCGACCAGCTCGAGGCGCTGGTGTCCTCGATCAAGCAGCGCACCGGCATGGACAGCGTGTGGATCAACCTGGGGTCGTGGCAGACCTTCTTCCAATCTCAGGGCATGGACCCGGAGAAAGCCTCCGCAGACATCCTGGGCGACGGCGGGGCCGCGTACCGGGAGGCCCAGGCGGCGACCGGGAAGATCGAGGTTCCTGTCGAGAAGTACGCCGCCCACATCGCAACCAACGAGAATGCCGCCAGCCTCGAGGGCGCGGTGTCGTTCGCTGCCGAGGAGATGACCGCCGACGAGGCCAGGATCTGGGAGTCGGAGCAGGACAAGATCATCGAGGAGTTCCGCAAGTTCCAGGCGACCGGGGAAGTGCAGAATGATTTCCAGAAGGTCTACCAGGAGAACCTGGGCGCCCTGCTGAAGATCCTGCCCCGGCAGACGGCGGAACTGGTGGCCTTCGTGAAGTCCCGCATGGATGTGCAGATCGCCGAAAACGCTGGCGTATCCATCGACGAGATCATCAAGCAGCGGCCTGTGAAGTTCGGGCGCGAGGTGCCCGAGGTGCTCACCAAGCTGCCGCGCACCCCGGAGACCGACGGCGGTCTGGGGTTGGATGTGCTCCTGGACCGGCTGCGGAACAACGACATTCCCAGCGATCGGCAGGCCTATGGCCCGAGCGTCCTGGATCTGCTGCGCGAGTGGGGGATTCGCGACGAGGGCGGCGAGCTCGCGGCCAGGGATGTCAACCTGGAGCGGCGGCCCGGGCAGCGGAACATCGCCCGCGATGACGGCATCAGCCTGGACGCGGCGCGTGAGCGGCTGGTCGAGTTGGGCTTCCTGCCGGAACTGCCGGGGCAGACGGCCTCGACCGGCGAGCAGGATGTCCTGGATCTCGTTGACCAGGAGATGGGTGGCAGGCCGGTGTTCTCCGGGCAGGCAGGCGATCCCCAGGCGGCGCAGCTACGCGAATCGCTCCTCGTCCTGGAGGAGTTCCTGAACCAGATGAATGCCGACCCGCAGGAACTGACCAACGACGAGATCGCGCAGATCGTGCAGTCGGGCATGCCGATCATGACGGTCGAGCAGATCGCCGCCGAGGTCCTGGACCAGCGCACCTACCATGGCAGCACGGCCAGGTTTGATGCGTTCTCGACCGACTTCATGGGCGACGGCGAGGGGTTCCAGGCATTCGGCTGGGGTCTGTACTTCGCGCAGGCGAGGTCGGTGGCGCAGAAGTACCGAGCGGGCCGTGCCGGGAAACTGTACCGCTACGAGGACGCGCCCAAGCGCCCAGGCCGCCCGCTCGCGCCCGCATGGCAGCGCACCCAGGAGCAGGACACCTACGACGGCGCCCTGTTGATGCTGCAGCGCATGGGCACCGAGGTCGCCCTGCGGACCATCCGTTCCCAGAAGGCGTACTGGCAGCAGGCCTACGATGCTGCCGTCGAGGCCGGGGACACCATGGTCATTGCCCGCACCAGCGAGATGGTGAAGTGGCACGAGGCCCGCGAGGCCGTGATCCTGGACTTCCAGGAGAATGCCACCGAGGTCGAGGAGGGGTTCCTGTACGAGGTCGAGATCGACGATGCGCTATTCGATGGCATGCTGCTGTGGGACAGGACCTGGGATCAGCAACCGGAGTCCGTGCGCACCGCCCTGATGGCGAACGGGTTCAACCCGAAGGACACCCAGGGGCTGACCGGCGAAGGGATCTACTGGCAAGTCGCCGCGCACCTGTATCCGCATGACGATCTGCGGCGCGCATCCGAGGTCGCGTCGAAGTGGCTCGCGAGCATCGGCATCCCCGGCAATCGGTTCTTCGACCAGAACAGCCGCACCAAGCCGATGGACGAGCGCACCGAGAACATCGTGCTGTTCGATGCCAACGATGCCCAGATCCTCGCCGTGAACGGTGAGCCGGTGACCACCCTGTTTCAGTCGCGCACCCTGCGCACGGGACGCGAGACCCTGCGCCGGTACGGCGTCGACCCCGACAAGCCGCCCAAGGGTGGCTGGAAGACGCGCCAGGTGGCCGCCGCGCTCGAGGCCCGCCAGCGCGCCAAGTACGGCGTGATCGGTGACAAGGACAACAGCCGCGAGGCGGCCAGGAAGATCGCCAACTGGATCGTGGCCGAGGTCGAGTTCGAGTTGGAGAACCCCGACGATTCGGGCGTAGGGTGGTACTCGACGAAGTATCAGGCCGCCCTGGACACGATGGGCGAGATCTTCCCCGAGCTCAAGAGCGATCCGCTCGCCCGTAAGACCATGACCGCCCTGATCGCCATCACCTCAGACGGCGAGAAGGTGATGACGAACTTCCGGCTGGCGCGTGACATCTACACCAACTATCGCGAGACCGGAAAGTTCGAGACCCAGAAAGGCTCTGGCCGCGAAAGCTCCGTCGCGAAGAACATGCGCGTCCTCCAGCGCCTGTACGACAAGATGGGCGTCGAGGCCACGCACGAGTACCTGATGCAGGAGATGACGGTCGCCGAGTACAACGCGAGGGCGCGAAAGGAAGGCCTGGAGGAGAGTGGCGACTACCAGGCGCACATGAAGATCCCCTACGCCGCCCTGGCCTTTGGGCCGAAGTTGGGCGCGTTCTACGCCAACTTGAGCGGGGCGCACGGCTACCTGACGATGGACCGCTGGTGGTCCAGGACCTTCAATCGGTATCGCGGCACCCTGCTGACGAAGCCGACCAAGGCGAGCATGCAGGCCTTCCGCGAGCTCACCGGCCAGCCTGAGTTGTCCGATGACGAGACCATCGCGGCGACGGTGGAGCATGCCGAGCGCCTGGAGGCGCGGAAGTTCAAGACCCAACTGGCGCTCCTGGTCGGGCAGTCTGAACCGACTGCTGCGAAGGCCAAGGCGGCCTGGATGAAGAAGGCCAAGAAGCTCGCGGGCGATCGTTTCGAGGATCTGCTGTACGAGCACAGGGTCGAGCGGGCCGCGAACACGATCTACAAGAATGCGTTCACCAAGATGAACGACTCCCCGTTCCGTGCCAGCGACCGCACCTTCATGCTCGAAGTCACCGAGATGGCGCAGAAGAGCCTGAAGCGCAAGGGCGAGGATCTGACGATCGCCGACATCCAGGCGATCCTGTGGTACTACGAGAAGAAACTCTACGGCGCGTTGGGCGCCCGAGATACAGCGAGCATCAGCTATGAAGAAGCAGCATCCGGGGTTGTCGCCGAATTTCAACGATCTGCCGCCGATCCTGAAGGGGACACCCAGGCAGCAGCAGAAGTTCCTGGACAACTTAGCGACGGAATTCCTCCAGGCGAGAGAGCCTTCCCAGGCCTTGAGACAGACACCGCCCCGCAGCAGGAAGTAGCGCCGCCGGTCTGGAGCGACCAGTTCCGGGCGTGGTTCGGCGACAGCGTGGTGGTCGATGAGCAGGGCCGCCCGAAGATCGTGTACCACGGCACCAAGCGGGATTTCGAGGAGTTCCGATCTGATGTCGAGGCGGGCCGCCCCGAGGTCGGCGGCATGGCAGGCCCGGGGTTCTTCTTCACCGATGACCCGAAGAATGCCGAAGGCTGGGCCAACTACAGCAAGTCGCGTGAGGAGTACCGGCAACAGTTCATAGAGAAGCAGGCCATCGCACGGGACCGCAAGGCGAGCAAGGAAGAGCGCGCCGAGGCGAGGGCGTGGATGCGCGACTACAACATGTGGATCTCTGGCGTGAATCTCATGCCGGTCTACCTGTCGCTGCAGAATCCGATGGAATTCGACGCGAAGAACAAGTCCTACAGCGACATCGGCGGCCTCGAGCGAATCATCGAGAGGGCCAAGAAGAAGGGCCACGATGGCCTGATCGTGCGCAACCTGTTGGACTCGCCAACCCCGGGCGCGCCTGGACCGTGGCGGGCGACTCAGTTGGTTGCGTTCGAGCCGACCCAGATCAAGTCGGCGATCGGCAACACGGGCGAGTTCGACCCGGAGAATCCCAGCGTCCTGTTCCAGGGTGCAGACGATCGCGACCTGGTGGCGCGCCACAACCTCTCGTTCGACAACATCCGCCATGCCATCCGCATGGGCGGGATCGCCGTGCCGTCGGTATCCATCGCCCGCCTGAGTGAGCCGTTCACCGAGTTCGGGGATGTGACCCTGATCGGCAACCAGAGCCTGATCGACCCGCGCCAGGGGGCGAAGGTGTTCGGGGCGGATGTGTACTCGCCGCGCTACCCGCGAGTGGACTACGGCATCCGGGAAGATGACATCATCGACCTGAAGCGCGAGATCGGCCAGGTGCATGGGTTGAGCGATGGGCAGATCAACGATCTCGCCGACTTCAACGATGTGCGCAGGCGCGGCCCGACAGCGTTCGCTGCGCAGCCGCTGATGATGCATCACTTCCTGGTCCAGGCCGGGATCAAGCCGGACATCGTGTATCGCAGCAAGCGGGAAGACGAGGCCATCGTGCGGCGCGCCGAGAAGGCTGGGTTCGCCCCGCTGATCGCCAAGATGCGGGGCTGGCGCGACATCTGGGCTGAAGGTGCATCCGAATCTCTGCACAGCAGCACGAGCGATATGGAGTTCATCCGGGGCGCGATCGACTACCTGTGGCAGGGGTGGATTGATGATCAGCGCGGGAAAGTGCCTGGCCCAGATGCTGAGATGAAGTTTCGCGAGCGCCTGCTTAAAGAGCTCCAGGACGGCGTGAGCGGCAGAATCCGCCTCGAGCACATCTGGAAGGAGATGTTCGGCGCCACGCGCCCGCCAGCGATAAATGGCTGGGAGAGCCGCCTCGCCATGCTGCGGCAGATCAATGGCAACGGGCTGGCCCCGAAGTATTCGGAGTGGGCCGCGAAGCGCTGGGACGCGTTCGGCGCCAAGGAGCGCATCGAGCGCTGGTCGGCCCAGGGCAACCGCCGCTACGAGCCGCACCTGATCGGCAATGTGGTGCGGGCCATGAAGCAGCGCATCCGTGGCGGTGAAGATCCAGAGGGCACGATGTATGGTCTCGGCCCGCTGCGGGCGCAGTTCACGCCACAGTTCAAGTCGATCACCGAGATCCGCAGAGAGAAGGGGCGGCTCGTCAGCGATGCCACCTTCGAGGCGATCAAGGACGAGATGGACAACGAGTTGGGTGTGCTCGCCGACAAGCTGTTGAAGTCCTACAGGGGGAGCGATAGCTATCGGGTCCTGGAGAACACGCTCACGCTGATGGCAGACATCCCGAAGATGGGCGTCGATCGCGCCTGGAGGGAGAACGGATTCGATGGCGCGTTCCCCAGGGGCAGCGAGGTGGACTCGATGATTCGCGAGTTCATGGAGCGCCTGAAGAACATGCCGACCGAGTACTTCGAGGTGATCGTCCCGAGGGCGGTGCAGCTATCGGAGTTCCGGGTGGCCGTGGTGCCGACCGACACCCCCAGCGATGTGGTCACCGCCCTGCGTGAGGCGGGACTGCGGATCGCCATGTATCAGGCCGGGAACAACATCTCGCGCCACGCCGCGACCGTGCGCGCAGCAGAGGCAGAGAACCAGCGGCACCAGGTGCTGTTCCAGGAAGATCCGACTCCGCCGCCGCCGTTCTATTCCGCGCTCGAGCGGGCGCTGCTCAACGCGCCCCAGGACAAGGCGACCGGCGAGCAATGGCTTGGCATCCTGCGCAACAACGGGGTGAAGACCGAGGAGATCGATTGGTACGAGCTCGACACGATCATGGGGCAGAGCACGATCACTCGAGAGGAGTTGCTGCGGCACATCCGGGCGCACGAGATCATCGTTGAAGAGATGCCGATCATGGGGCCGCCGTTGCGCGGCGGTGCGCCTGTGGGCGGCCCTAACAGCGTCCCGCGCCCCGTCGATGAGGAACAGGAACAGATCGAGATCCTGCAGCGCGCTGGCCTGGTTGTCACCGAGAACATGGCCGAGGGAATGGCTGGCGAGGATGTCCCGCAATGGGCGATCGAGTTAGATGGCGGTACAGAGGCGGCAGCAGATACGCTGCGCAGAATGCTGTCCCGCATGATTGTTCGGGAGCGCCCTGGAGGTCCAGGAATCTGGGAGGCCGTCGCACCAGGAAATCCTGAACTGATGGAAGGCGAAGCGGTGGTATGGAGCGTCAGCGCGGACACGGAGCCTGAGGCGCGCCAGAAGCTCGAAGAAGGCATCACAGAGAATGTGTACGACGAGGTGATGGCATTCGACACGAGCACCTTTGAAGACCCCTACCTCCTGCTGCCCCCGGAGATCAGGGAGGCGTACCACATCCTCAACCGCATTGGCGAAGGCTGGGCCGAGCTAAACCTCGAGGCCACGAGCGGCGAGTGGGATGGTGATCCAGACAATGTGCCATACGACGAACTCACGCTGCCTGGTGGTGATGGCTACCGCGTCCTGCGATTCGTCCTGAAGACCAACAACCCAGAAGGGCAGCCTGAGTATGGTGCGCGTCGGCCAAGCGACCAGCAGACGGGGTTCTTCTCGAACAGCCACTTCAACAACAATCTCCTCTACTGGATGCGCACCAAGGATCGCGTGACCAAGGACGGGAAGAAGCTCCTGTTCATCGAGGAGATCCAGAGCGACTGGCACCAGAAGGGGCGCAGATACGGGTATGCCAGGGGCAACACGGGGATGCCGTCCGGGCGGGTGCCTGACGCGCCGTTCAAGACAAGCTGGTATCAGTTGGCCCTGAAGCGGGCCGTCCGGTTTGCTGCCGAGAATGGGTACGACGGCATTGCCTGGACCAGCGGTGATGTGCAGAAGAAGCGGAACTCCCTCGACTCCTATGTGCGCGACCTGACTGCGGTGAGCGACGGGAGCATGTGGAACCTCTCGTGGGTGACGAACTCGAACGCCCACGGCAGCCAGAATGTGCCGGACTCTGAGCTCGATGCCTATGTCGGCGAGGACATTGCAAAGCAGATTCGCGCGAGTGATGGCCGCGTGATTCAGTTGCAGGGCGAGGAGTTGGCGCTGGGCGGCGCGATGCACCAGCAGATCTATGACCGGAACCTCCCCAGGTCTGCGAACAAGATGTTCAAGAAGTACGGCACCAAGGCCTCGCCCGTGCAGATGAACGACGCATCGATCCGGGTGCTGCCAGAGAACGCGTTCATGAAGCTGGAGTTCAGCGGCATGGATGTCCTGGGGTGGTCGAACTGGATCGATACGATTGCAGACCTGATTGACGGCACGGAGTACGGGGAGGTCGATCCGTTCGGGATTCGCGATGCGCTGGTCAAGATCGTGGATGATTCGCTGTTCCTGCTGCGCCGGGATTATGGCGAGCAGTTGGCGAACGGCACGGATGAGCAGCGCGCGTACCTGATCAGGACGATGCTCATTCGTCAGGCAGACAACCTGGCGTACCAGACCCGCCTCGAGTCCGAGCGCGACATGGACAACGAAGATGAGTTCGACCCACGCGAACTCGAGATCGAGGTGGCCCGCCAGTTCCTGAAGTCCATGGATCTGTCGTTCGAGTTGAATACGGAGGAGACCCCAGGCCCGATGATGTGGGAACTCCCGATCACCGAGAAGCTCGCCGATGCTGCGATGGCTGGGCAGCCGCTGTTCCAGAAGGGGACGCGGGCGCCGCGTGGCCGGATCGAGATGCGTGGCCGGGACGAGCAGGGCGTTCGTGCGTTCAACATCATCCTGTCCGAAGGGGCGAACCTCTCGACCGTGCTGCACGAATTGGGGCACTACTACTTCGAGATCATGGCCGACCTGGCCGAGATGCCGGAAACCTCGCAGCAAGTCCGCGATGATTACCGGCTGATGCTGAGGTTCCTGGGCGTGGACAGCCGCGAACAGGTGACCCGCGCCCATCACGAGAAGATGGCCCGCTCGTTCGAGGCCTACCTGATGGAGGGCAAGGCACCCAGCATCGAGCTCGCCTCGCTGTTCGGGCGCATGCGGGCGTGGCTGATCTCCGTGTACCGGCACATCAAGAACCTGAACGCGCCGCTGAACGATGAGATCCGGGGCGTGTTCGACCGCATGCTCGCCAGCGACGAGGCTATCGCGGCGGCCAATACTGCGCAGTCCCTGGACCCGATGTTCAAGGATGCCGCCGAGGCGGGCATGACCGAGCAGGAGTTCCAGGACTACCAGCGCCTGAGGAACGAAGCGCTCACGGCGGCCCAGGGCGAACTGCAGCGGGAGGTGATGGCCGTCCGGGTGCGCGAGTCCAAGGCCTGGTGGAAGACCCTGACGAACCAGACCCGCCGGGAGGTGGAGCGCGAGGTCAATTCCCAGCGCGTCTACCAGGTGCTGGCCTATCTCCAGGCGGGCAAGAATGCCGATGGCACCCCGCTCCCCGAGGGGCAGGAGGCCGTCCGGCTGGATCGGCAGGCGCTGGTCAACATGTACGGCAAGGACTTCATCAAGCGGCTGCCGCGCCCGTACATCTACACCCGCACCGATGGCGCCGATCCCGAGCTCGTGGCCGAGATGTTCGGGTTCGACTCTGCCGACCAGATGGTCCAGGAGATCCTGGCGGCACGGCCCAAGAAGGAACTGATCGAGGCCGAGACCAAAGCCCGGATGCAGGAGCGCTACCCTGACCCGCTCCTGGACGGCTCCCTACCCGTGGTGGCGACCGATGCGGTCATGTCCGACAAGGCGGGGCAGATCCTCCTCAAGGAACTGAACGCGCTCGAGCGCCGGGGCGGGCGGCAGCAGGCCTCGCCGATGACGATCATCCGGGCCGCCGTAGAGCGCATCCTGGCCGAGAAACCCGTCCGTGCGGTAGAACCCCGCCGGTACGCCTCGTTCGCCGCACAGGCGGGCAAGCGCGCCCAGCAGGCGATGATCGCCGGGGACTTCGAGACCGCCAGGGTGGAGAAGCAGCGCCAGTTGCTGAATCACGAGCTCTACCGGCAGGCGATGAAGATGCGGGAGGAGGTCGAGACCATCCGCAAATACTTCCAGCGGCTGCAGAAGACGGCGGCCCGGAAGCGCCTGGGCAAGGCGGGCGGCGCGTACCTGGACCAGATCGACGCGATCACCCAGCGCTACGAACTCGCCCGCGTCAGCAACACCAAGCTCAACCGGCGCCGCAGCCTGCGGGAATTCGTGGACTCGCTCGAGGACGATGGGCAGGAAGTCGGCATCGATTCCGTGATCCTGGACGAGGCGCGGCGGGTGAACTACCGGGATGTCCCGGTCCAGGAACTGCGGGCGGCCTACGACGCGGCGCGCCAGCTCGAGCACTTCGCCCGCCTGAAACTCAAGTTCAAGACCCGCCGGGAGCAGGCGAACTGGAAGGATGTGAAGTCGCAGTTGATCGCTGCGGCGCAGAAGGTCGGGAAGGAGAAGCGCCCGCTCGACCCCAACACCATGGGCTGGTTCAAGCGCACCATGTCCAGCGTCCGCGACATCGATGCCGCGATGCTGAAGATGGAGCAGATCATCATGTGGCTGGACGGCGACAATGTCGATGGCCCGTGGCATCGGTTCTTCTGGAACGAGTTCGCCGACGCGCAGACCGAGAAGCTCGACCTGATGCGGGATCGGTTTGCCGCGCTGCGCGGCGCGATCGACACGCTGACCAAGCGCACCAAGCTGCGACTGCTGGACAAGGTCTACATCAAGTCCCTGGGTGAGTCGGTGACGCGTGACTTCCTGGTCGGGTTTGCGCTGAACATGGGCAACGCGAGCAACAAGAAGAAGGCCATCGAGGGCATGCGGTTCACCGAGGACCAGGTGAAGGAGATGCTCGATCAGTTGACCAAGGAAGAGTGGCAGTTGGTGCAGACCATCTGGGACACCTTCGAGTCGCTGTGGCCCGACATCTCGGCCCTGCAAAAGGAAATGACCGGCCTGGCCCCGGCCAAGATCGAGGCCACCCCGGTCGAGACCAAGTTCGGCACCTTCCGTGGTGGCTACTATCCGGTGGTGTACGACCCGGACAAGTCGAAGGCGGGCATGGCCCAGGAGAACGAGCGCCTGAAGAGCAGCGGCCCGTTCGCCACCGGCTACTCGTTCGCGACCACGGCCAAGGGCCATGTGAAGGAGCGCGTCGAGAACTTCACGGCGGCCATGCGGTTCTCGCTGGATGTCGTGCCCAACCGGCTGGCGCGCCACATCCATGACCTGACGCACCGGCAGCCGGTGGTGAATGCGCACCGCATCCTCACCGACCCGGAGATCCGGGCGGCGGTCCAGGATGCGCTGGGCGTCGAGCTCGAGCGCGCCATGTATCCGTGGCTCAAGAGGCAGGCGAACGACTCGGCCTTCGATGTCCTGGACGGCACGAGCGGGTTCAAGCGGGTGATGGAGCGGCTGCGCCTGAACACCAGCATCGTGGCGATGGGCCTGAAGATGACCACGATGATGTCGCAGTTCGGCGGCTACTTCGATGCGGCTGAGATGGTCGGCGCGAAGTGGATGGCCGTGGGCATGAAGGAGTTCTACCGCAATCCCAGGGCTGCCACGCGGCTGGCCTCTGAACTGTCGGGTGAGATCCGGTACAGGTTCGAGCTCAAGGATCTGACGGTGAAGGAGCAGTTGCAGCGCCTGCAGGGCAAGGTCGACTGGCGCTCGAAGGCGACCAGGTTCTACTTCATGAACATCCTGATCGCCGACAAGATCGTCGCGACGGCGGCCTGGATGGGCGAGTACCGCAAGCAGATCGCGGACGGGAAGAGCGAGGCCGTTGCGATCAGCGCAGCAGACACGGTGATCCGCCTCACGCAGGGCGCTGGTGGGGCCAAGGATCTGTCCGCTGTCCAGGCCACGGAGAACCAGTTGCTGCGCTGGATGGGCATGTTCTACACCTACTTCAACGCGAAGTACGCCCGCATTCGCAGCATGGGTCGGCGCGGCAAGCGAGTCGCCAAGGGCGAGATCAACGAACTGCCGTTGCTGATGATGCAAGTCTGGTGGGGCACCTTCCTGCCAGCCGTGATGTCGGAGTTCTTCGCCGGTCGCGGGCCGGGAGATGACGATGAGAATTGGGCGCTGTGGGCGCTCCAGGTCTGGATTGAGTTCCCGTTCATGACGGTGATCGGGCTGCGGGATGTTGCTTCCCCTGCAATCCAGAACATCCTGCCCTGGCGCGAGCGCCCGTTCCCAGGCCGGTATCAGTTGACACCTGTTCAGCAAGCGGGTGATTCCATGCTACGGTTCGCCACGACCGCCGCCGAGGGACTCCAGGGGGAGGCCGATCTCGACGAGGTGATGCTGCGTGGGTTCGAGGCCGCTGGATATGCTTATGGTCTGCCGACAAGCCAGGCTAAAATCACGGGGCGCTACATCCTCGAACTGCTGGAGGGTGAAGAGCCTGAGAGCACCAGAGAGGCGATCCGCAATCTGATGTACACGCCACGAGACTGACGAGGGGGCGCGATGACAGTCAACACGCAGACGGTGCGGGAGATCCTCCCAGCTAATGGGGTCGCGGTCGAGTTCCCGTTCACCTTCCCGATCCTGGACCCTGCCGATGTCGTGGTGACCCTGTACGACCCGGACGGTGCGGCCACGCTCCAGGTGCAGAATACCGACTACACCATCACCGAGGCCGGTGTCGGCGGGGCGGTGGTGTTCGGCGAGGCACCGCTGGATGAGTGGGAGGTACGCATCGAGCGGGTGATGTCGGTGGTGCAGCCGACTGACTTCAGGAACCAGGGCCGGTTCTTCCCCGATGCGCACGAGCGCGCCTTCGACCGCATCGCGATGCTGGTGCAGCAGGCGCGGCAGTCGGCAGGCGATGCGATGAACATCGTCGATGGCGACCCGGATTCGGTAGCTGGCCGGTGGGACGCGCTGCTGCGGCGCATCACCAACCTGGCCGCTGGCACAGATCCTGGCGATGCCGTCAACCTCGAGCAGTTCCAGGAGGCGCTCGACGCGATCGGCCATTCGGTCTGGGCCGCGTTCCATGATTCGACCGGCACGGTCACGGTGCCCCCGGCCACGCCCAGCGGCGCGGCGCCCTGGGATGATGTGGCCCAGACCTGGGACCAGTTCCCGAGCGCGGACACGGTGTGGATCTCGTTCTCCCTGGGCCGGTCTCCGGGCGCGAACGGGTGGTGGGCGCCGATCCGCATCGTCGGGCAGGACTACCGCCCCAACATCTACTCTGACCCCAGCTTCGCGGGACCGCACAGCGTGACCCTGCCGCCGGGAACCGACCCCGAGGATCTGGTCGCTGCGCTGAACGGGTTCATCTCTCCCGGCAGCCTGACTGCTGAGATCGCCAATGCGGGCGGCGCGACGAGCGCGATCGCCTTCACCGCGACCGCTGGCGTTGCGTCAGACTACACCTGGTCCTGGGCGGCGGGCGGCGCCGGGATCACGATCACCTCCCCGGCAGCGGCCTCGACCACCCTGTCGGTGCCAGCAGGCGAGGCCACCTACTTCGGCACCCTGCGCTGCGTGGCGACCGATGGTGTGGACTCCGTGACCCGGGAGATCCAGGTGCTCATCCAGGTGCTCGCTGCCACGCCGAGCGTCCCGGCCACCCTGTCTGCGGTGGCGGCCCCGACCGACCTCGACGAGAACTATGTCGATGCCACGGCGGCCTACACGGCATTCGTGCAGATCAACCCGACCGGCGGGCGGCTTCCCCTGTCCTACGCCTGGACCAAGGTGAGCGGCAGCCCCAACCTCACGCTGTCGGACATCGACCCGAGCACCAGCCCGAGCATGCGGTTCCGGTCTGTGAACCCTGACCCCGAGAATGGCGGGGCGCTGTCGGCGGTGTTCCGCTGCACGGTGCGCGATTCGGCGCAACTGGACGGCTACCCGCAGCAGTCCTACCAGGTGGATGTCCCTGTGGCCGTGGCCTTCGCGGCGAGCATTGACCCCGACCCGGAGCCGCCGCTGGTGGTGGCCGTCAATCCGGCGGAACTGATCGCCAACCTGAGTGCGCCGTCGGATGAAGTGGGCGGCACGATCCAGACCCAACTGCTGGTCGGGTCGGTGCTCAATGCCACGGAGCCTGTCACCTGGGCCTGGACCTGGGAGTCCGGCGGAACGGGGATCACGATCGTCGATGCGGCAGAGAAGGACACGCGGCTCCAGGTCGCGACCGACAACAGCACTCTGTCCGGGGTGCTGAAGCTGACCGCGACCGATGCCGATACGCGCACGGGCGAGGTGCTGGTGGATGTGACGATCAACACCGCCGCATCGGCGCCAGCGCTCAACGCGGTGATGTCGCCCGCGAGCCTGTCGCGGTCCGTGGCGGCGGGTCTGATCGAGGCCTGGTTCGGGCGCGCCAGCGTCCAGGCGGTGGACGGCACAACCCCGTACACCTACGCCTGGGATGGCGGGGTGCTGCTGTCCGGGGCGGGCGTACAGATCGGGCGCTCCACGGCGGCTGGATTGCCGTATGCGGACTTCTTTGCGGTTCGCACAGGGTCGGCGAGTTCGACGGTGACTGCGACCTACAGGTTCTCCTGCACGGTGACCGACGCATCGTTCAAGTCGATCACGGTCCATGTGGATGTGACCGTTACCTTCCTGGGCACAGCAGGGTCTGAAGGCCCGATCTTCATTCCTGAATAGGGGGCCACCATGTCGCGATTGGCAATCACACCGCAGCAACTACTGAACGAGGTCGGCTTCGTCCCGCTCAGTTCGCTGGATCTCTACCCTGGCGACACGGTGTCGGCGGCCTTGCGAGCGCAGGCGACCGATTACGAAACCAGCGATCCGGCTGGCGCGGCGGCCTACCTGGTGTTCGCTGACGCAGCAGGCGCTGTGATCGACGAGTTCCTGATCGGGTCGGTCATGGCGGCGGACGGGCAGGCCCGCCTGACGCGAGGGCAGATCGAGATCCCGGCTGGGTCGGACGGTGTCCGGTTCGAGGTGGCGCCGATCGGCGGCCATGTCGAGACCCTCTCGGCCTGGAACCTCCAGATCAACAAGGCGCTCGAGGTCTACGAGTTCACGGTGCCATCGATCACCGGCCCGACCGGACGGCAGGGGCCGCAGGGCGAGCCGGGGCAGGGCGATCGGTTCGTGTTCATCTTCCGGGCGGCAGCCACGCCCCCGGCCACGCCGACCAGCGATGCGTATCCCCCGGCTGGCTGGTCGCTGTCGATCCCGGCTGCAACGGGTGACCAGGAGGTCTACCTCTCCGGGCGCTGGCAGGCGCCGGACGGTAGCTGGGCATCGGATGCCTGGGAGGCTCCGGGCAACATCCGTGGACCGGCTGGCCCCGAAGGCCCGCAGGGGACCGGCCTGCAGATTGACGGCGTGGTGGCCGATGTCGGCAGCCTGCCGGTCGCGTCCAGGATCGGCGAGGCCTACCTGATCGGCACCGACATCCATGTCTGGGATGGAGTGGCCTATGTGGTGGTGGGCGGCGCCCTTGGCCCCGAGGGTCCGGCAGGCCCGCCTGGTCTGACCTGGGAGGGCGCCTGGGACATCGGCACCGCCTACCCGGAGCGCGGCGTGGTGCAGTACCTGGGCACGGCCTATGTGGCGCTCGAGGCCAACACCGGCAACCCGCCGGACACCTCACCCGCGCAATGGGCGGTGCTCGCGCAGAAGGGCGAGAAGGGCGACCAGGGCGACCAGGGCGAGACCGGCCCGCCTGCGGATCTGGGCGGCGGGCGCACTACGCGTGGCGCGACCTGGGTCTCCGGCGGCGCGCCGATCACCAGCGCCAATGCCGTGATCTGTCCGGTGCCAGCAGACACCGAGGTGCGGGCGGTCACGATCGCGACGATCGGCGGTCCAGGCAACCTCGTCATGGATGTCCGCCTGGTGGACAGGGGCGCTGGGATCGGCACCGGGGCGGACTCGATCTGCGGTGGGGCGAAGCCCACGATCGTGGCGGACACGGCGTACTACAGCGCCGACATGTCTGCCTGGACCACCTTCATCGACGCGGGCAAGGATCTCGTGTTCGTGCTCGATTCGGTGGACACCTTCACCGCGATCTTCGCGAACCTCGAGCTCGTGGCCTTCGTGGCTGATGGTGAGATCCCGCTGGTTCATGCCACCCTGCTGGGCAAGGATGCGGACGATCACCCGCAGTACCTGAATAATGCTCGAGGCGATGCCCGTTATGCGCCGATCGCCCACGGACACGGCGGCGTGTACTCGCCCGTAGGCCACGGCCACACCTTCGATGCTTTGACCGGAGTGAACCCCGTCACCAAGGGCGGCACCGGCAAGAGCTCGATGGGCGATGGCAACTTCCTGCGCGGTGGTCCAGGTGACACGATCGTCGAGCGGACCCCGGCCCAGGTGCTCGCGGACATCGGCGCCGCTGCATCGTCCTCTGTGAACATCGATGGCAAGGGCATCTCGAGCGGCCCGTACACCGTCTTGGCCGTAGACAAGAACAAGTTGCTCTACCCCAGCGGGGCAACGCCACCCACGGTTTTCACCTTGCCGCCCAACGCGACCGAGGCCATCGCGCAAAACACCTGGGTGCATGTGATGAATCCCAACGCTGCTGATCTCACGATTCAGCGCGGGTCTGGTGTGGCCCTGTTCCTATACAACGGAAGCGCTCCGGTGAACGATGACATCGTGCTCGCGCAAGGCGGCATGATCTCACTCCAGAAGTCCGCGACTAATCAATGGATCGCGGTCGGCGTCGGAGCGAGCCAGCCGTGATTATCCCCGGCATCATAGCGGCTGGCGGCGGTGGTGCTGCTCCTGGGTTTAGGATTCAGATCAACCCCTACACCGGATGGTTCGCGCACTACAACAATGGGCAGACACCGCAGCAGGACTTCAGTTGCGTGGCTCTGGATGGTGTAGCGCCGATCACCTATGCCTGGTCGCTTGATGTGATTTCGCAGACCGGCGGGGCCGGTGTTACGCTGACGAACGCGACATCAGCGATCTGCACTCTGGAGTTCAACGGCCCGGACGGCGAGTATTTTGCGAACCTGATTTGCGAGGCGACTGATGCTGCATTGGAAGTCCGCACTACCCAGGTTTCGATCGGATTAACAATCGGCACGATCCCGTAGGAGATAGAGATATGTGGCTTCGATTAACTGCTAATGATGTGGGCGCACCGGCTCTGACTTCTACGGACGGGGCGATGTGCAATATCTTTGATTGGGCATTGCAGTTGGCGAATTGGGAAATCGAATATACCGGCCCGTCAAAGCGGGTTTATCGTCCGTCGATTGGCAATCGGTTTCGGATGTACATGGACAACTCCTCTGCAATTAGTTCTGGGTTTCAATGGGCGGATGTTCGCGGTTGCGAGGATGCGTCAGATGTAAACACTCTCATTGATCCGTTCCCCACTTACGCGCAGCGCAATTTGACATCAAACAATTGGATGGGGTCTTACATTGCAACGGATAGCATCGAGGTTTACTACGAGATTTTTGTCAGCGAGACAATGGTTCTGTGGTTCCCGGCTAATGACAATCGTCTGAACATCGATAATGGAGAAACCTTCGAGCCGTGCATGTTTGGGGACCTGGTACCTAATTACGATGACGATGATTGGGCAACTCTTTGCTTCGGACGGACAACGGCATCCACCTCGCCATCTTACGGGTTAAACAATGGCTCCGCCTATAATTATCCATCAGGATCAGGCTCAGCATTTTACCTTGCGCGAGACATCACCGGATTCGTCAAGTCATCTCTCGCCTGCATTAATAGTCAGGGGGCATCGAGCGGCGCGTTCATGCGATCAAACTGTCCAGCAGCGAGAGCAGGATACAAAAATAGAATTTACAGGGAACGCGCAACTGTCAATTGCCTTGGATCTTCCACGACCTCACCTAGTAACCTAGCAATTCAGGCGCGGGCGCAGATTCCTAATATGTGGCTCATGAACCACTACGATCGAGACACCATCAACTTCCAGGATACATTCCAGGACACGGCTTATAACCCGCTGGCGGAGTTCACGGTGTTCAACACGGGAGGCGCAAGCGGCATCCTGGTAGAAACGACAGATACCTGGACCCCGCTGCCTGCGATAGGAGCATGATATGGCTGATCTTGGCGACATTGCGCGTGAAACTCCCTACACGCACCAAGAGGGCACATTCGGATTCCTGCCCGCCTGGGACCCAATTCCTAATGGCAGTCGTGATTTATCTCGGGCTGTTCAGGACCCTCCGCTGTCCGAGCCACCTCCTGTCGGATACGCAACAACGAGTTGA